AGCAAACGTTGATTTATTTGTAGATGGTTTAACAACAGCTGGTGCAGCGGGTATTACTCCAACAGGAGCAGATGCAACAGTTTATTTAGCAAAAACAGTTTCAGTGCCTGCAGATGCAACATTAGTTATATCTGACACACCTATATATCTTATGGAAGGAGATATATTAAAAGGTGGAGCAAGTGCATCTGGAGATCTCGACTTATTCATATCATATGAAGTGTTAGACGACGCATAGGAGGTTTAAATTATGGCTGGCAATGGCGGAATAATTGGACCAACTCAAACCGTAGAAATCATAGATGCAACGACTACTACTTTTACTAATAATGGAACTTTAACAACTCAATCAACAACTACTGCAGTTAATGTTTTAGTTGTAGCTGGAGGAGGTGGTGGTACTAGAGATAGAGGTGGTGGAGGTGGAGCAGGTGGTTATAGATTTTGTACTTCAATTCCAGTTTGTGGATCTTCTCCATACGCAGTTGTAGTTGGTGGTGGAGGTGCGGCTGGAAACCCCTCAGCTTGTAGAGGAGCTACAGGTAATAATTCAAGTTTTGCACCCGGCACACCAATAGAATTTACATCAAATGGTGGTGGTGGTGGAGGAACTGGTGGCGGTGGTTGTAGTAAAGCTGGAGTTAATGGTGGTTCTGGTGGAGGTGGAGGCGGTATCTCAGCTCCAGCTAATGTGGCTGGTTCAGGAAACACACCACCAACGAGTCCATCACAAGGAAATGATGGAGGAGCAGGAAATGGAACAGAATCAGGCCCTGTAA